TCGAGCGCAGGACATTGACGGTAGCACCAGGCTTGAGGCCGGATGCCACTAGGCTGGCCGATAGCTTCATAAGCGGATCGTGATATGACCGCTCTTCAAGGTTAGGCGTAATGATGGACTTGAATAGCTCTACAGCGTCGCCTGTGCCTTCCGGCTTGGGCTTAGGCGCTTCGATGCTTTTCTTGATGGCGTCTAGATCAAGGCCGAACGTCGCTACGGCGTCCGCGAGGGTGTAAACCTCATCCATCTTGCTAAAGAGCAAGCGGGTTGTAAAATAGCCTTCCTCGCGTTGTTTTGTGTTTGTGCCGACAGGCAGGCGGGCATAGCGAACCGGATTGTTGCCGCTGCTATCGGCCTTGATGTAACCGCTTGCGCCCATTGCCTGCAGCACAGCGTCAATGAGGCCAGCGTCGCGGGTATCGGGATCGCTAGGGTCTAGCAGGACGCCGATTTGATAGTTGTTGCGAGACGTTTCGAGGGCATAGGAATAGCCGCCGACAAGATCGTTAAGCGAAGCCGGGGAAATGTCATCGGCCAAGAGTACGGCTAGACGGCTAAAGCACTCTTTGGACCGGCGTTTGTTGCCGCCCCGCGCGTTCATAACGCTCACGCAATAATAGTTGTTGTCCTCATTGCGTTTGTTGATGACTAACTTTTGTGATTCTGTGCCGGTCCATGACGATCCAGCCCAGACTGTGGCCGGAGCTTCGCCGGGATCGCTGGCAAAGCTAGTCGTCCAGCCATAGTCGTCCCGCAGCCTGCCGTAAACGGCAGCCAGGAACTCGCTATTTTGCATGATAAAGCCCTATTCGATAATAATGCCGGAAATGTCGACGAGCGTTATTTTGATGTTGCGGCTTAGGGCGTGGTTTAAAAGCTTGATCCAGTATTTTTGCGGGATTTGTCCGTTTGTACCGTCTGTTGTGATCCACCGGCTGACTGTACTGGGATTAACGTCTAGGATTTTGGCTGTGGGCGTGACGCCGCCAAGGCGGCGGATAACGGAATAGGCCGGTTCACAACGGCCTTTGATGTTTGCCATTTCAAATCCCTATTGGTAGTGATTTGCTCAATATGCATAACCATAAAGACCGTGCAAGTGTTATTTTTATAAAAAAACATCTTGCGCGTCTTGCAAACATGGTGTTACGCATGACGCTCTGATTTGGGAGCCGCCATGAAAACAAACAGCGAAATAGAATTAGAATATCTGGCCGATGCCTGGATAATGGCAAAGGACGCGGAGCGCAAAAGCTAATGCAGCCCGCATAGAAATTGAAGACAAGATTCTGGCTTTGTCCCCAGCCAAGGAAGAGGGATCGTCTAGCCGGACGTTGGCGAACGGCTATAGACTGACTTGTACAGGCAAGGTTTCGTACAAGGCCGATTTGGACAAGCTCATTACAATTACCAAAGGCTGGCCTGCGGAGTATTTGCCAATTAAAACAGAGGTTAAGGCTGACGAAAAGGTGCTAAAGCACATTCGCGCCAGCCGCCCTGATCTGTGGCGTGAAGTAGCTTTGGCAGTTACCACGCAACCCATGAAAACCAACGTGACCATAGAGGAAAAGAAAAATGGCGTTTGACCTGAAGAGCATCCGTAAGAATGACGCGATGGCCGCGCCGCGCATTATGGTTTACGGCGTGGAAGGCATTGGTAAATCAACATTTGGTGCCGGTTCGCCAAACCCGATCTATATTTTGACTGAGGATGGCCTTGGTTCTTTGAACGTCAATCACTTTCCGCTGGCAACATCATTTCAGGATGTGATTGACGCCATTGCCACGCTATACAAGGAAAACCACGCATTTGAGACTGTGGTTATTGATAGCTTGGATTGGTTGGAAGCCATTATTCAGCGTGAGATTGAGCAGAAGTATGACGCCAAGGATTTGGCCTATGGCAAGGGTTCGCTGATCGCGGCAGAGCGTTGGCGGGAAATCCTGGACGGCCTGAACGCCCTGCGCAATGACAAGGGCATGGCGGTCATTCTCATTGCCCATACGACGATCAAGCGGTTTGATAGCCCGGAAGTTGAACCATATGATCGCTATCAGCCTAAGCTGCAGGAACGCAGCAACGCGGTAGTGCGCGAATGGTGCGATGCTGTGCTGTTTGCCAACTATAAGACCATCGTCAAGAAGGACGATGTAGGCTTTAATCAGACTAACAATCGTGGCATCTCGACGGGCGAGCGGTTGTTGTTTACCAGCGAGCGCCCCGCTTACATGGCGAAGAATCGCTACAACATGCCAGAAAGCATCCCGTTGTCGTGGGAAGCATTTACTCAAGCCATCAGCTAACCAAGGAGAAGACTAATGCCTGTATTTGATTTTGACGTTTCGACCTATGAAGCTCCCAAGCGCACCAGCTTTGAGCCCCTGCCACCTGGCGATTACAATGCCATGATTACCGACAGCCAGATGAAGATTACCAAGTCCGGCACGGGCGAATATCTGGAGCTTACCCTTCAGATCATCGAGGGCGCTCATTCTGGCCGCCGTCTGTGGGAACGCCTTAACGTGGTCAATTCCAACAAGGTTGCCGAAGAGATTGCTCGTTCGCAGTTGAACGGCATCAAGCTGGCTTGCAACATTGACAAGCTGGAAAGCAGCGAGCAGTTGCACGATATTCCGTTTATTGTGTCGCTCGACATTGACCGCCGCGACCCGACCCGCAACAAAATCATGGGTTATACGCCAGCTGGCAGCGCTCCGCGTCCGGCTACTGCCGCGCCGTCTAACAAGAAGCCTTGGGAGCGTAAGTAATGCCCCCACTGCCCGACTCCATGCACACCACGGCCCGCAAAATTTATGAGTGGTACGAAAGCAAACAAGAAGGCCACCGCGAGCATCTTGGCGCGTCATTGATCGGGCATCATTGTGATCGGTTTTTATGGCTGACATTCCGCTGGGCTGCGTCCCCTCAATTTGAGGGGCGCATCCTGCGGTTGTTCGATAGTGGCAAGCGCGAAGAGGGGCGCATTTATGATGAATTACGAGCCATCGGGGTGGAATTACACACCGAGGAAGACGGTAAGCAAATCTCTTGTCGTGACGATACCGGCCATTTTGGCGGTAGCATTGACGGCATTGGTTTGGGCTTCCCGGAAGCGCCCAAAACCTGGGCCGTCCTCGAAATAAAGACATCCAACAACAAGGCATTTACCGCGCTCAAGGCCAAGGGCGTTGAGACGGAAAAGCCGCAGCACTATGCCCAGATGCAGACGTATATGGGTCTAATGAAGCTGGACCGGGCGCTGTACATTTGCGTCAACAAGGATACGGACGATCTGCACACCGAATGGGTTCATTACAATAAGGAAGTGTTTGGCGACTTGCTTCACCGCGCCCAGCGGACGATCAAGCGTTCGACGCCTGCCGACAAGATTAGCCAAGACCCGTCTAATTGGCAGTGCAAAATGTGCGACATGTATAAGCTATGCCACCAGGGCGAGCCTGCGGAAGTCAATTGCAGGACATGCTGCCATTCCACGCCGATAGACGGCGGCAAGTGGCATTGCCATGAGTATGACAAGGTTCTGTCTGTAGAGGATCAGCGCAAGGGCTGTGACAGCCATATATTCATTCCGGCGCTGATGCACGGAACGCCTATAGACGGCGAACGCAATTTCGTTGAGTATTTTATTGAAGGTTCTAACGAAACCGTCAAGAACGGCCCTGCGCATGTGACAAGCAAAGAAATTGTCAGACGCGGGCGTAAGAAGTCTGAGCGCAAGGAAGACGTTAGCAACCTTGAGGGATTTAACGACGATATTCCATTTGGGAACTAGCCATGTATTACAGCCGATATGATTCAAAGGAAGATACCAAAATTCAAAACGTGGCCCTTGAAATACAGCATCGCCATGATGACCGCCTTTACATTTACCATCATGCCAAGTCCGTTGAGTTAATTCAGTACAATGCTCAACGCGGCATGTCGCGTAATGCCATGCGGCGCATATGGTCTGATCGTTTGCTTAATTTAGTGCTGGGCCATGAGGAGGCGAAATGATTGATCGAGTGGCCGTGGCAATCAACCAAGCCATGCTTTTACATGACGACTATGATCCTGATCTATTAGCCCGTGCCGCTATTGCCGCCATGCGAGACTGCACCCCGGCAATGCTGGACGCCGGATCAGCCGCGCACCCCGCTGGTGGTTACGTTCGCGGTACACTTTTGACGGATATTATAGAGGCTGAGTGGGTGGCGATGTGTGATGCGGCGTTGGGGGAGAAATGATTATCCTAGGCATAGACCCCGGCCTGTCAGGCGCAATGGCATTTCTGGACACCGACACTGGCATTATCGCCGTGGAGGACATGCCTACCGTTGAGGTCAAGCGCAACAACAAGCTCAAGCGCGAGGTTAGCCCGCAGCTTGTGGCGGCCATTATCATTAAACGCCATGTCGGGGCGGCCTATTTGGAAAAGGTCAACGCTATGGCCGGTCAAGGCGTCAGCAGCGTCTTTAGCTTTGGCCGCTCTGCAGGCATCATGGAAGGCGTCTTGGCGGCCTTTGACATACCTACCACACTGGTCACGCCCCAGGCTTGGCAGAAGGCTATGAACGTCAGGGACGGCAAGGACGGCAGCCGGGAGCGGGCCATGCAGCTATTCCCGGCCAGTGCCGAGCTATTCCAGCGCAAGAAAGACGACGGGCGGTCTGACGCGGCCCTGATAGCCAAATACGGGTCTCAGACATGAAAACCATACGGGTTAGCATCGATTTTGATGTTGAATACGACGACACAGATCCCGGCGCGTTTGAACGGGCTATGATTATTGTTAATGAATTGCTGGATATTGAGGTTGACCTAGACACCGTTCGGGTCGTCCAAAGCAGGAGCTATTCATGATGGAATGGCCCAAAAGTAAGATTGCCGAGCTGGTCAAGCTGGCCGCGCAAAATCTTAGCTACAGCGAAATAGCCAAAAAACTGGGCATTACCAAAAACGCGGCTATCGGCAAGGCCCGGCGGCTACGCATTTCCAAGCCGCCCGCTGAGTCCGTCATCAGGCAGCGCAAGCCTACGCCCAAGCCTAAGGAAAAGCCCGCCCCTAAGCCGCCCGCGCCCGCGCCTGGCGCGACCATGCTGGAAGGTATGCGCTTTGTGCCAATGATGGAGCTAAGGGAAAACGACTGCCGTTATCCTGTTGACAAGGAAGGCGAAACGGTTTTCTGTGGTCTGCCCAAATTCAAGC